AGACATTCTATTGTACCGTAACGTTCTAATTAGAATAAATCACCTTAACAATATGCCTTCTTTCAGTGCTAACCCCACTTACCAAACCCTCATCGATGATATCGATTTCGACGTGCCAATTGCACATCCTTTTTCAGTTATCAATACAGATTTACAACCTGTAGACGATGAAGAAACAGTTCACGACCTCGGATCAAAAGACTTTGAATTCTACAAAGTAGTTTCAGACAATCTTCCTCCAACCCGAGCTCCTTCTATTGGAATTGAATCACTTCCAAACATCCGCTATCATAATCATTCAAATGATCATAGATATAGAGACCAACCTCCCACAGGTCCTCCTCCCATGCGTGGTGTTAGAAAGATTATTAATGACTCTTTTCCTCAATACCTTCCTTATCTTAAGGAATGGTGTAGACCTAAAACGTCTTCAGACGCCATTTTTGAAGACTTTAATCAGCCTCAAATTCCTAGTATTCCATTATCTTATAATAGAAAACAAAGAATTCTGAATCTTGTTAATCATTTCATGGGCGTCAAACCCTACGACATAGTGCACTTCTGTGACACTCGCTTTTACCCTTGGGATTTATCCAAGAAAGCTGATTATTTCCATAATCACAGTAATGCGCGTAAACGACATGCACAAACGTCTCACGCTTCAACAGCAACCGGGCCAACCAAGAAATCTTGGTTCATTAACGCCCACCTGTTTCACGATCGGTCAACAGTCCACAACATTAAATTGTATGGATTGCCCTTTAAGCCCCACTCATATGAGGCTAGAAATAAAATTCTTTTAGAACTATGGTTCAAAAAGATTCCGACTGAACTTCTAGTTCGATCGCATATTTCTAACCCTAAGAAACTTAAAGTCCGCCCTGTCAATAACGCCCCTATGATTTTTCTTCGTATAGAGTGTATGTTATTCTACCCGCTGCTCGCCCAGCTTAGAAAACAACAATGCTCAATAATGTACGGACTTGAAACCATACGTGGTGGCATGATGGAAATTGAAAGTCTAGCTACTAGATTTTCGAATTTCATGATGATTGACTGGTCTAAATTTGACCAAACTGTTCCCTTTACTCTGGTAGATATGTTCTATCAAGATTGGATTCCTACTCTAATATTAGTAGATTCCGGATACGCTAAAATTCATAACTACAATGATCACGTCCACTCATTCGCAGCGCAAGCTCGAAAACTCGGTGTTCATGGTGATAGTAATTTAAATGAAGCTCCTCCAGAAGCTGCTGTCTTTGCAAATAAAGTAGAAAACCTCTTGAAATTCATAAATACTTGGTTCAAGGAAATGGTTTACATAACCCCAGACGGTTTTGCTTACAGTCGCACTTTCGCAGGTGTCCCTTCAGGCATTCTATGTACTCAACTAATCGACTCATTTGTTAATTTAGTTGTACTTATAGATTCCTTGTTCGAATTTGGCTTTCATGAGTCTGATATAAAATCAGCGCTCATTCTTCTCATGGGTGACGACAACGTTGTCTTCGCTCCAGATAAATTATCACAACTTCATTCATTTTTCAAATTTCTTCCCGATTACGCTAAGAAAAGATGGAATATGAAAGTTAATGTAGATAAATCTATCTTCACAACATTGAGACGGAAAATTGAAATCCTTGGCTATACCAATAACTATGGTATGCCCGTTCGTTCATTATCAAAACTGATTGGTCAACTAGCATATCCAGAACGCCATGTTAACGATTCTGATATGTGTATGCGAGCCATCGGCTTTGCTTGGTGCGCAGCTGCATCTGATTCAACTTTTCATGACTTTTGTCGAAAAGTTTTCATATACTACTACGCTCGAGTGAATGTCCCGATAAAGGATTTAGTTCAATCTAATGCTAGTGCCCTTCCTGGTATGTTCTTTGCATACAGAGATGTCCACCAGCACATTAAATTGGACCATTTTCCCTCCATTGAAGAAGTCCGACAAGTACTTTCGAAGCACCACGGTTACCTAACCGAAGAACCGCTTTGGAAATACGACTTTTTCCTCCACCCCAAACCCTGAGAGACCAGATAAGATAACACTTGCTGAGTTTAGACTACTGTCAACTTAGCTCCTAGTTACATTGATCTAGGTACTTTAGGCGTAAACAAATCCCCTCGTTTACGAAAAAAAAAAAAAAAAGTCGACATCGATACGCGTGGCCCCCAAACCCTGAGAGACCAGATAAGATAACACTTGCTGAGTTTAGACTACTGTCAACTTAGCTCCTAGTTACATTGATCTAGGTACTTTAGGCGTAAACAAAAAAAAAGAAAAAAAAAAAAGAAAAAAA